GGACGGTGCCCGGAGGTCAAGCCCTGCGGCAACCCCAGGACGCACGATTGGGAGGATGACTGACACCACCAGCGCGGAGATGCTGACAGATCGGGGTTTATTTATATGTTTTTCCGACACCTCCCTCATATGGCCGTCATGCTCGGCGCGGGTGTGTGCCAACACGCCGCCGCCGCAAAGCGTGACCATCTGACCGCGCGACTTATAGCATTAAGGGGCCGTCCTGTGAGACGGACATGCGAACTATTAGAATTTTTCAAAGAGCTGGAATAGGAGGATTTGTTGTGTCTGAATTTGATGCTGGCTGGGTAGAAGATGAATCCAACGATAATGCTCAAGACTTTGAGTACACGCCGGATTATGTGGCCAACAGGCTTGAAGAGTTATCCGATGCCGCATACGGTTGGCACATGAATGGCAAAGTGGTTGGTATTCCCGTTGTTGAGTTTGAGCGGTTGCTGGACAAGGCCGCAGAAATCATTCGTCAGAAATGACTTAAATAGGAGGATAACGAATGACGTGCGAAGAATGCCGCTGGAAAACAGAGCGTGGCGAATGTCCATGGAATTATGATTACATGGGCACGGACTACGCCGAAGATTGCGATGATTTTCGCTATATTAAGTTTCAAGAAACGGCTTTCAAAGAGAGCTAAATAGCACTTTCATGCAGTGGTGCAAGCATAGCACTCCGCCGGGGTGTAGGCGCATTAGCCGATAGCCGGGGGCAATGTCAGGTGAAATGCCTGCCCCGCATTAATTAACACTTTAACAAGGCGGTGAAGTGGGATGGATGAGTTGGAAAGGGTCATTTACGACCTTGAACGATGTACGTGCCACGTTCCGGACGCTTGCTCTGATTGCTCAAAATACGGCAGCGAAACAGGGCTGAAATGTATGGAAAACCTGATGATGGACGCACTGGGGCTGCTTAAAGAGCAGGAGCCCGTGGAACCGCACGATGAGCATGCCAGCGATGATGATAGCTGGTATTACGGGTGCGGTGCGTGTCATAAGGCGATTGACTACAAGGACAGGTTTTGCCGCCATTGCGGAAGGGCGGTGAAGTGGAATGGATGAACAGAAATTTGACCTGTACATTGACGGCGATATTGCCGCCGAGAATATGACCATCGAAACGGTGGTCATCCTGCTGGAGGCGCTGTTTGTGCACTACTACAATGACGCCGAGGATGGCATGGAAGTCACGGTTAAAAGACGGGCACAGGAGGCACAGCCATGACACCTGATGAAATCCGGCAAACCCTGGCGGAGATCAAGGCTTATTTTTGGGGATGCTATTGCAACGCAGCGGAGGGCAGCAGCGCAAAAGCTCTTTACGGCGGATACCTGCACACCCTGAATGAGGCTATGGACAGAATAGGAGACAAGAAGGCATGACCGAAACGATACGCATTCCCCTGCCGCAGGGGGAAATCCTGGCACAGCTTGCGGAGGAGTGCATGGAGCTGGCACACGCGGCGCTCAAGCTGCGGCGGGCTGTGGAGAAGCGCAACCCGACGCCCATCGGCACCGGCGACGCGGTGGACATGCTGGAAGAGGAGTTCGCCGACGTCCTGCTGTGCGTGGAGCAGCTGCACGAGCATTTCAGGCCGAACGAGCAGACGGTCAACATCATCAAGGCCACAAAGCTGAAGCGGTGGATGGACAGACTACAGGAGGCGAGACCATGAACAAATGGCGGCAGGCGTCTAACGGGCTGGTGCTGATCCTGATGGGCATTGCCCTGGCGGTTTTCGTCGGCAAGGCACGGGACGAGGGCATGTGGCTTCTCATCGCCATGTATTGGGCGGTGCTGACGCTCAAGAACCTGTGCGATTGGATTGCACTGCGGGAGAACAAACGCGATGAGTAAGCAAACGCCACAGCGGGAGATGATCCTGCGCTATATGCGGGACTTTGGCAGCATCACGCCCCTGGACGCCCTGCGCGAGTTTGGCTGTATGCGTCTGGGCGCGCGCATTTACGATCTTAAGCGGCACGGGCACCAGATCATCAGCACCACGGACAGCAGCGTGAACCGCTACGGGCACAGGGTGCGGTATGCGCGGTACAGCCTGCGGGAATAACAAACGTTATTGAACTTCACACAGCCGGAAGGAGGGGTAAGATGAATGGCGGAGAGGTGACAAGGTTTATCGACAGGGAACGGCTCCGCCGTCATCTTTCCCAAGACCGATTAAGCGAGATGGCCGGATACATAGACGGCGGGCAATGCTACCGCCGCATGTGGGCGCGAATGGATGCGAGGACAAACACGCATGAGAAGTTTCTGAACGCCCTGGGCTACACCTTGAAGGTCGTGCCGATCGAGGAGGAAGAGGATGAGAAGCAAGGCAAACGATCATAGCAAATACCGCGATTGGATAGACCCGGCGGATACAGTGCCATATACGCTGAACGCAAAGCAGCACACCGAGAAGCAGATCAGGAATATAGCAAACAGCATCCGCCGCTTCGGCTGGCAGCAGGATACCGTCATAACCGCCGACAACGTGCTTGTCATCGGGCACGGACGGCGCGAGGCCGCGCTGAAACTTGGCTGTCAAATGCCGTACCACCGCATTGATAAGACGGCGGACGAGCTGACAGATGAGGACATCCGAGAGCTGAGGATCGCGGACAACCAGACGAACGCGGAGACAGGGTTTGACTATGCCGTGCTGGAGCAGGAAATTGACGGGCTGGAGTTTGACGGGTTTGAGTTTGACTTCGGTATCCCTGTGCATGATGCAGGCGCGGCGGACGATGACGGCGAGAACAAAGGCAGTTTAGCGGAACGGTACCTTGTGCCGCCCTTTTCTGTTTTATACGCAAACAAGCCCGATTGGCTGGCGCGGAAACGCGCCTGGGTGAATTTGGGTATACATTCAGAATTAGGTCGGGGGGGGTCTTGTGTTTCAATTCCCCCGATGGATGGCAAGGGGCGCACCGGGATGACATAAAATCCGGGGGGGCGGAGCGATCCAAGGCCTTCAAGAACAACAGCAGACTAAACGGCTATCAAAGGCAAAGGCATATGCCGACGGCCTGATAGCAAAGCGCGATGCGATCAAGAAAGGGACGTATCATGGGCACGCTATTTAACAGCGCGGCGGCGATAGAGCCTGACTATATGCGGAAAAAGAAGGCCGCAGAAAGGCAGTCCGGACGCTCCCTGACAAATCAGGAGTTTGAAGCAGAATTCTTAAAACTTGGGGGGGTGGGCGCTTGTCTGATACAGGCACTTCAATCTTCGACCCGGTATTGACCGAGACCATGGTTTCATGGTTCACCGCTCGCGGGGATCACATCATAGACCCGTTTGCTGGCGGCTCTGTCCGCGGGATTGTCTCCTGCACCCTTGGCAGATACTACACCGGCATAGACCTGCGGGCGGAGCAGATCGAAGCAAACGTCGCCCAGGGCGAAGCAATCAACCCGGACATTATGCCGCTATGGATTTGCGGGGACAGCGTGAACATCAAGGAGCTTGCACCGGGCGAGTATGACTTTATACTGACTTGCCCGCCGTATGGAAATCTTGAGGTTTATAGTGATGACCCGGCAGACATCAGCAACATGGCCGACGATGACTTTGACGCAACGTACACGGACATCATGCAAAAGGCCGCCGGGATGCTGCGCCCTGACCGCTTCGCTTGCGTCGTCGTCGGCAACTACCGGGACAAGCGCGGATATCTGCGCGACCTTGTCGGCCTGACCGTCCGGGCAATGGAAAGCGCCGGTGCGCGCTATTACAACGACTTCATCGTGGTCACGCCTGCTGGGAGCCTGCCGATCAGGGCGGGCAATGCTTTCCAGAGCACCCGCAAGATGGGACGGACGCATCAATACTGCCTTATCTTTTGCAAGGGCGACCCGAAAAAGGCGACGGCACGGATAGGCAATGTTGAGATTGCAGACATGAGCGCATACATGGAGGAAGAACAGGAGTAAGGAGGTGAGATCATGAGCGAAAACAATACCGCCCGCCCGGTCTCCCCCATCAACGGCCAGCCGTTGCCGAGGGGCAAGCCTTTTACCAGCGATTCTGCGAGGGAAGCAAGGCAAAAACGGACAAAGGCGGATAGCGAGAGGGCAAGCATTGCAGAGGCGTTCCGCAAGCAGATGCGGGAGACCTTCACGGTGCACGATAAGCGCACAGGTAAGCAGGTCGAAAAGACGGGCGCGGAGGTTATAGCGGACAGCATCATACAGGCGTGCAGTAAAGGCAATGCAAACGCTATGAACATCGCCCTGGGCCTGCTGGGTGAAAAGCCTGCGGAGAGCGTAAATGTGAATATGCCTGACCCGGCAATCATGGAAGAGATACGCCGCCGCCTGGACGGTGAAAGCGCATGACGCCTGATGCGGATACCGCATACAGGTTTTTGACAGAAAAGCCCGCACAATACGGGCAAATGCTGGGCTATACAAACTTGCGGGACGATTTGCACGGGCGCTGGATTCATGACATGATCGTCGGCCATGACGACATGACACTGCAAGCGCACCGCGGTAGTTATAAAACGACCTGTGTCTGTATCGCCCTGGCCGCTGTCATTATCCTGCGTGGGGACATCAATAGCATCTTCCTCCGCAAGACGGACACGGACATTCAGGAGGTTATCAAGAACGTTACGCGCATCCTGCGGCACCCGGTGACACAGGAGCTATACAGGGCTTTGACGGGCAAGCCGCTTGCAATCATCAAGGCGACGTCAAGCGAGATCACGGCGAGCAGCTACACGGCGCCCAACGGCGCTGTGCAATTGCTCGGCATCGGTATCGGCGGCTCACTGACAGGCAAACACGCATGGCGCGTCTGGACGGACGATATAGTCAACCTGAAAGACCGCGTCAGCCCTGCGGAACGTGAAGCAACTAAAGCAATCTATCAGGAATTGCAGAACGTGAAGAACCCAGGCGGACGCATCATCAACACCGGCACGCCATGGCATAAAGATGACGCCTTTACGCTCATGCCGCCTGCAATGCGGTTCGATTGCTACGAGACAAGGATGCTTGACGCGCAGCAGATCGAAGCGCTAAAGCAGAGCATGGCCCCTTCCCTATTCGCTGCCAACTACGAATTGCGGCACATCGCGTCAGAGGGTGCGCTGTTTGCCACACAGCCGGTATACGCGACGGATGAGGAAGCACGGGAGATCCTGGGCGATGACGCCGCCCCCGTTGATCTCCTGCGGGACGGCATTGCGCACATTGATGCGGCCTATGGCGGCGAGGATTACACGGCGTTCACCTGTGGGCGCCGCCGGGGCGATACGCTGTATCTGTACGGGCGTATCTGGCAAAAGCATGTTGATACCGTGCTTGATGCTGTCATAGCGGACGCCAAGCGCGTCATGTGCGCCCCGGTGCTGTGCGAGGATAACGGCGACAAGGGCTTTCTTGTCAAAGAGATACGGGAGAAGGACTACAGCGCGAGGAAGTACCACGAGAAGGAGAACAAGTATATCAAAATCAGCACTTATCTCCGCAAGTGGTGGCCTAATATCCGCTGGATACCCGGCACAGATAGGGAATACCTTACCCAAATCATGGACTATACCGAGGATGCGGCGCACGATGACGCGCCTGATTCCGCCTCTGTTGTCGCCCGCTACTATGACAGGCGCGGGGATGACACAGAGACGCTACCTGTTTTCTTTTGACGGCAAAGGAGGCGAAAGACCATGCTTACATTCCAGGATTTTGAAAAGGCGAGAACGGGCGATATGCCGAGCTTCATAAGCAAGGCGATTGCACAGCACACAGCGAGCGCGGAGTATAGGATAGCCGTGAGCGCGGACGCATACGACAGGCAAAAGAACGAGACGATTTACAACTATGTGCAAACAATCTTCACCGCCACCGGTTCACAGGTTGTTGACTTTACCGCGGCAAACAACCGCATAGCAAGCAACTTTTTCCACCGCCTGAATACCCAGCGCTGTATGTACAGCCTGGGCAACGGTGTTTCCTTTGCCAACAACCGGGAAAAGGTCATCGTGGACGGCGTAGAGCAGACCGTAGACAAGACAAAGCAGACCCTCGGCAGTAACTTTGATACCGCGCTGAAAAAGACGGCATACAAAGCCCTGATTCATGGCGTATGCTTCGGTTTCTGGAACTTTGACACGCTGTATACCTTCCCGCTGACCGAGTTTGTGCCGCTGTGGGACGAGAATACGGGCGCATTGCGCGCTGGTATTCGTTTCTGGCAGCTTGATTCCGACAAGCCTATGACGGCGATCCTGTACGAGGAAGACGGATTGACAAAGTACAGGGGTACGCACGGCGGTGGGAGAATGCGGTTTGAGGTCATCGAGGACAAGAAACCCTATAAGCAGCGGTATACCTATACGGACGCTGACGGGCTTGAGGTTGTCGGCGGTGAGAATTACGGCACCTTGCCCATTGTGCCGCTATGGGGCAGTGACCTCCACCAGAGCACGCTTGTCGGTATGCAGCGCGCTATAGACAGCTATGATCTCATCCGTTCCGGCTTCGCAAACGACCTGACGGATTGCGCGCAGATTTACTGGATTCTCTCCAACTGCTCCGGCATGAAACCCGCAGACCTGGCACGTTTCCGAGACCGTCTCAAAATCCAGCACATCGCCGTCGTGGACGCGGACGAAAGCGCAATCACGCCGTATACACAGGAGATCCCGTACCAGGCACGGCAGACCTATCTTGAAGCAATAAAGGCGGGTATCTATGAAGATTTCGGCGGTCTCGATGTTCATACGGTTGCGGCTGGTTCGACTAATGACCATCTTAATGCGGCATACCAGCCGCTTGATGAAAATGCTGATGACTTTGAATACCAGATTATCTGCTTTGTTCAGCAGATTCTCGCATTGATCGGCATTGACGATACTCCGCTGTTCCAGCGTAACAGGATCAGTAACCAGTTTGAGCAGGTGCAAATGGTGATGCTTGAAGCCGATCACCTGGACAGCGAGACCATTCTGCAAAAACTGCCGAACATTACGGCGGATGAAATCCCCGGCATCCTTGCCCGTCAGGCGCTCGAATCCTCCGCACGTTTCAAGATTGATACACCGCCGGAGGACGATGATGACGAGGAGGAGCAGGAGACGCAGGCATAAGGAGGGCTGAAGAATGCCCGACTACTTGAAAGGCTATAGGCAGACCCAGGAAGACCTATTCGCCGCAGAAATCCACAAGATTTACACAGATGCGGCAGGCGAAGCGCGTGACAAGATACGGGACTTCCTTGCGCGGCATAAAAAGAAGGCTGCAATACTGCAAAAGCAGGTAGATGAAGGCAAGATGACCGCCGCGGCCTACAAGGCATGGTTGCGCGGTCAGGTCTTCCAGGGCCGTCAATGGCGGCACCGGTTGAAGGACATCACGGAAGTCTATACAAAGGCGGACACGAAAGCCCGCGCAATGCTGAACCGTACTCGCCTTGATATTTTCAGCGAGGCGGCGAATTATACGGCGTACAGCATTGCGCGCGATCTCCGCGGCTCTGTTACCTTCAACCTGTATGATACGCGGACGGTATCGGCCCTGCTACGCGACAAGCCGAAAGTCCTGCCGGAATGGAAGATTGACGAGCCGAAAGATTACCGGTGGAATGAAAGGCGTGTGCAGACCGCGCTTGTCAAAGGCATTGCGGAGGGTGCAAGCATCCCGGATATCGGGCGCAAGCTGACCGAAGACCTGGCAACGGACAACGCCGTCAAAATGAACATGTTTGCCCGTACATCCATGACGGCGGCGCAGAACGCCGGGGGAATGGAACGGCTGCGGGAGACTGAGGACATGGGCATTGATGTCCGCAAACAATGGCTTGCAGCGCATGACAGCCGGACGCGTGACACGCACGCGGCGCTTGACGGGCAGACGCGCCGGATTGACGAGCCGTTCCAGATCGACGGGATGAAGATAGACTATCCA